CCTTGACCCTCTTGCCGGCCATCAGGCTGCCGGAACTTGTCAGTTCATAATCACCAGCCAAATTTTCTGTTGAAGGCGTCCAGACGGTATTGTTCTCTTGGTCGCACCACTGAACTTTTCTTGGGTTGCCACCAGCACCAAGGGCAAACAGGAAACGCTCGGCGGTCACAAGAATAGCCTTGTTGCTGGTCGGTGCGTTGGTGATAACTGCCGCCAGTGTCGGTGTTGTAAAGCCTAGCTGCCACTCGTAAATCTTGCCATCGTGGTTAGAACAACCCACCAAGTATTCGCCCCAAGTGTCGAGGCTCCAAGTGGTTGCTACTTCTGCCAATCCAGTGTCGGGCCGTGGCACGCCGTAGGCAAAACTGCCGTAAAGGTTTTTGCCGTAGCCAGTGGTGGATGTGCTGTCAATATAGCCAGTTGTAAATCCAGTGGGGGTTATGTCCTTCAAGACCCCCAAAATGTCCATTGCAAACAGCTTGGAGTGAGTGCCGAGGCCAATGTAAGAGTCGGCAGAATTGTCACGCCAAGTGATGATTGCCCTGCAAGCGCCGGTCACAGTTGACGCCGACTTGGCCCTCCAGCCATTGACAGGCCGGAGCGTGTTTTCGTACCAGCGCACAAGGTTGGCATCGTGCCACCGGCCAGCGGATTGGTATTCAGTCCCGTTGCGGTAGACGCCTGGAGGTAGTTTGATTGGTATGTACATAATCAGATTGTCGGTAGGTTGGACACAAAGCTAATTGTCGCAATGGCCGATGGCACTGCTGGTCTAGTGGGTGAGCTACTGGATGCAAAATGCTCAATGCTGACCCCTACATTTTCTGTCCTCCACATGATCTCTACATAATCATTGGCCGATAAACTTACAAAGAAATTCAGCGCAGCAATTAAATGAGATGGATTACCCGCTCCTTTCCTTGCTGGAGGGTGAAATCTGCTGTTTGAATTATCGATGTTTGTGCCGTTCTTGCGAAACCAAATATCCAAATCTTGGCCGTCATTGGTGGTGTTTTTGAATTGGATGCTAAATTGCAAGTTCCAAATTCCGCTGTCGGCCACTGTGATCCTAGAGCCACTGGCAATCGTCACGCCATTGCTGAAGTCTGTCGTGTTGAATGTGATGGCATAGGCTGTGGTGGTGTTGGCCGCCACCTGGTTGGTTGAGTCCTGAAAAGCCCCGTGGGGATTGTTCAAGAACTTGCCGCCCCTGATCCCGAATAGCGCACTCAACGTGCTGATCAGGTTTCTAAAATAGCCGTTTAGTGCGCCATTGATTTCCCCAAAGTAACGGCGTTCATACGCCTCTGGGGCAAAGCCCAAGCTGGGGATCGATGGGACTTCTAGTTGTTGCTTCTTATTGGCCATAGCATGATTATTCCACTTTTGTCATGCCAATGCTGACTTAGCCAGCCACTCATAAGCCCGATACATCAATCACTTCACCACGAAACTCAACACAACCATTGCCAAAGTCGTGGACAAGCTCAGGCCAAAGTAGCTGCCCGTTGAAGAATGTCAGGATGGCAAATCCACTGCGCCAGTTGGTAGGGTTGTCTTCCAGATAATCAACAAACTGCGGGCCTGTTGGTTCGGCCAGTGTGCCGGTATCCACTCCGAACCTGTTGCCGTTGTAGTCTGCAAATGGCGTCACTTTGAGACTGTGCAAATGGCCGGTGACGATTGTTTTACCACTGTTGACAGTGTTGTTGTGTGTTGCGTGAATGCCGCCTTTGTATCTGTGCTTGACACAGACATCCTCAGTCGGCCAACATGCCCAGCAGGATGTCCAAGCTGGGAAGTGGTCTCTAAGTGAAAACCCTTTGACGCCCTCAAATTGTGCGGCGTTGGCAGCAAGGCGGTTTTCAAATCGGCTGTCATGGTTGCCTAGTGTCCAGATCAGTTTGGCCCGTTTTGCCGCTTCCTCTATCTCCCCAAGGCTGGCTTCACAGGCTTTAAGTTCTTGAATAATGCTGGGCTTTGTATCCCATCCGATACGGGGAAACCGGCTGATGGACGCGCCATCAAACGCATCGCCATTGTTAATAACCGCCTTTGGCTTGAATTCCCTGATTGCCCAGAGCAAACCCTTGAAGGCTGTGGTGCGGATACCAGGCCAGAAGTGGGCATCACTGAACACAATCACCACGCCGTTTTCAATGCCTAATTCCTGACGCGCCGCATGGTTGTGGGCGGTCTGTAAGTGCTTGTAATATTTGCTTCGGCTTTGATCTGTCGCCACCAGTTGTATTTTATGCCTTAGCTCAATAGCTCTGCGCCGCTGGTGGACGTTTGAGACATCAACTTCAATTAGCTTGGAGATTTTTTGAGCAGAGCCTATGGTCTTCCAGAGTTCAATAAACTCAGCATCAGTAATCCGTGATGCGGTCATATCATTCCCTTGTCAGGACGCGCTCAAGCACGTTGATTACTCGGTGTTCGGCGGCCTCAATTTGCTCTGCTGATGAGCCTCTGTCAGTTGCGGTTTCAATTAAATCGTGCGTCAGGATGTGCAAGCACTCATGCAATGCAGTTTTCTTCAAAGTCTCTGGCGTAATCTTTTCAGCGCCAAAGTCACCAATTCGATAAGTCGCCAGCCTTGCTGGCTGGTTAAATTCAACGGACGCCATTGCACCCTTGGCTGGTTTTGAGCCTCGCTCAATGCGCCAATCGCCCAATGACAATTCCTCTTGCCAATGGGCCATGTACTGATCAAACAAAAGCACCTGTTCGGTGCTTGGCATGTTCTTTACGGGGTTTCTCATGGTCGCCCTTGTTACTATCGAACCTCCGGAGAATAACCCTAATTTATTACCAGATTATGTCAAGCCATTATCTTCTCAGCATCCTTGGATACTTCAGCCACGCGCCGACCCCAGCCCTTGCCAAATGTCTCCCAAGTAGGCAGAGCCTGCAAGAAACTTAGTCTCTGAGCGTTATAGTCTTCGACCAGCTTGCTTGCGTCTAAGCTGCCGACCTTTTCTAGCGTTTTTGACCCGATCATGCCATCTTCTGGCACGCCCAATACTTTTTGCAGCATCTTGGCAGCGCGGCCTGGGCCTGAGTTCACCGCCAAATCAAATACCGCCATGTCCACGCCGGCAGGTAGATTGTCGCCGCAAACCTTGTCCCAATACTTTTTACGGTACATCGGGCCAACATCAGCGGGAGTTAAGGCACGCATTGCCTTTTCATCCACCTCATGGCCGACCCACTCTTCCCAGACTCGTTTGGTCACGCCAAGGTTGGTCATGCCACCTGGGTCTTTCGGATGGTTAACATACCCACCCTCATGGTGGAGGACAGCGGCCAAGCATTGGTCAAAGTTCTCTTTCATTTCTTAGCTCTCATTTCCATGATCTTTTCCAATGTTCGGCCCCCAAAATACGCTGACATCACCAGCATGCCCCACTGGCCCAGCAGTTCAACATAAGACGCCTGAGCGTTGTATCCAAAAGCCGACATCATGGCAAAAACAAAATAGCCAATAAAGATAGCAACCAAGGCCATTGGCCTGATGTTTTTGGACAGCCATGAGTCCGATGCCATGTCGGCATTCCAGCGCTCAGAAACGCCGGCTTGCTCAGTCTTGTACAAGTCCGTCTCATTTGCCATCTTCGCCAACTCGCCGTCTTGGGCCATTCTGGCAAGATCAAGTTGGGCACGGGCTTTAGCTTCAGGGTCAGGGATCAGTTTGTCAATCAGCTTGCCGCCAACTTCTAATAGGGCTGTTAGAGGAAACATATTTGTCCTTATTTTTGAAAGCTGCAATTGCCATTGCACTGGTCAATTATCTCAAATGCAAAGTATGAAACGCCGGCAACTAATGAAAAGAAAACCAAACCTAAAAGGACGATCTCAATAAAATCGTCCATCTCTTTTTTGTGTCTTGCTGCTGCTTCTTTTTCTTTGCGTGCATCGTGGGCCGCCTCAACATCCATTGCCGCTGCCCGAGACTTTATCTTGTTCCAGACATCAATTTTGCCGCTTTGCATAAACAGCAATTGAAGCTCATCCTCAAAGCGCTTCGCTTGATCCAAGGCCATCTCAATCTGGATGGCAGTGCCCATGCTGGACTTGGATTTCTTGGCCTGAACAGCAGCCTTGGTGGCCGTAGACTTTGCGTCAAAGTACTTGCCCAAGACAGGGCCAAGTGAAGACACATCATCAACAGTCTTGCTAACCTTCTTGATTAGCGCGACTGCCGCCTGTATTCCCGCCAGTGCCGTTAGCGGATCAATCATTACCGACCCTTAAAGCTATCCCAGAGGGCCGCACTGGCCGCAAACAAGCCGCCCAGCCACAGCAGGGGCTTTGCCAGCTTGCTCAGTGTCTCCAGCACCTTAAACGCGCCTTGGGCTGCATTGAATGCAGCCGTGACATCTTTGGTGCTTTCCGTCAAGGCATCGACCTTGACCTCGACAGCCACCAGCCTGTCGTAGATTTCACGGTGGGTTATATTTTCGGTCATGGTGCTACAGGCCAAGTAATTGTCCACGGGAATCCTGTCTGTGTTGGGATGTCTCTAAGGGCTTGGCGATAAACTTCCCACGCACCTGGAATATTAGCGTTCAATTCCAAGTTCTTGATGACAACCCAATCCGATTCTTTCAGCTTGGTGTCTCTAGAAGAACGAACAGACACAGCCTGTTCAGCATCCTTGCTAGCCTTGTAAGCAGCTTCGTTCTCAGCGGCAGTCTTGGCTGGCTGGGTGTCTGTTGCAGGGGTATCTGCAAAGACAGGGCCAAGCACATATTTGGTATACCACTTGCCGTCAATCTCCTCCACGCCATTGTAGACTGAAGTTTGATAGACCGTGCCGCCTGTGGCTTGTGGGCCTTCAAAGACAACATCAGCACCCAAAGACGTTAAGACTTCAGTTGTTGTTGTGCCCCATGTAGGGCCACCATTGGCTTTGGTGTATGCACGAAACTCTGCCTCGTACATTACTGCGCCTGTTGATTGGATTCTTATTTGCATTTTGTTTTCCTTACGCTATAGCCAAGAAGATGTAGGTTGCAGCACTGACGTTAATGTCTGTCGCAGCCACTTGATTAACTACAAAGCCAGTTGAATCAGTATCAACGCTATCGTCTGTAGTGATTTCAGCGGCTGTTGTATTGAGGCTGAGATGTGGATCATTACCCGCCACAATACCCCTTGTGCTGTCCCACACATACCAATCACCAGTGCTGTCAGTGCGCTTAATGAGGACAAACCTAGCTCCGCTTGTGAACCCGCAGTTAATAGTTTGGGTTGTGCCGTTGCCTGTGTATGAGCCTACTTTGGAAACACCAGCGCAGGTGGCAAACAAGTAAGCAACATAAGTGTTGCCCGACCCTGAAAAACCACCAGATGCACTTGGGTAAAAGTTTGTTGCGTCAGGTGTTCCAAACAAACTAGCAGACGCTTGTGCATTGGTCGAGTTTAAAAGGAGGTACTTTGTCCAATCGGCTGATGTAGAAACGCCCCATGAAGAACCTGTACTTCTAACTTTAGCAATAATCAACTCAGGCGCAACAGTTAAGTTGTGCGGTAAAGTTAAATTGCTTCCCGTCCCCGTATAGCAAACCTCATCAAAGAAGCTGGGGGCGCGTCTGAAGTTCCAGTTAGCGTATGTAAAACCTGATTGATTTACGCCGCCAAAAAAATCGGTATCATTTGCGCCAAGAGTAACGCCATCTTGTCCAAAAGCGGTAACGCTGCCTGTCTCTGTTTGCTCTGCAAAAGTGCCTCTTGAAGACAAGGATTTTGTAGCGCCCCTTAACCTATCTGTAAGAACAGGGTTACTATTACTTTGTCTAGGTTGAGAAAAATATAGATCAGGAGGGAATCCGACTCCTGTTACTGTTGCAATCGCACCAGTTCCACTTCTGGCTGCTGGCGTAAACACACTCGTCCCCACCGTAGGCACTTTCATCGGGCCACGGCGTATGGCTATGTAGATGTAGTTTTTATTAGCAATGCCGGAATTTGCATTAAATCCTGTTGCTGTTGGTTTTGTGTCATATCCACCAGCAGATTCTGCGGCAGAGGAATTGGGTGATAAATTATTGCTATATGCAGAAACTGACATGCCACGCATGATGTCGTTTAAATACCAACTATCCGCGCCATCTGTTTGTTTAAATAAAACCCACTGCGGTTCGTATCCCAAGCTGACTGTTGCAAGGCCACTACCATCAGTAGTAAACGACCCACAGCTAATCACATTGTCCGTACCCGTCAGGCCAAAGCCTCCTGCGTCATGGGCGAATAGGTAGGCTACGTAGGGAGATCCGCTACCATTATTTATGGCGTTACCCCCTACAGAAAAAGTAGTTGCGTTCATATCCGGAGTTCCGGGATTAGCCCCCCACAGTGCTATAGATTTATTACTGTATGTAGCCGTAGTATTTAAAAAAGCCCCGTCAGTGTTATTTTGCGACCCACTTCTGTGCCAAACAGCCCAATTTTCAGTTTGATCTATTGCTTTAATAATTACACAGCCGGGAGTAGACCCAAGGTTATGCGGGATTGCTCTACCCGAGACACTATTCCCCGTATAAGTCACAACATCAAAAAACTTAGGCTGTTTGCGAAATGTCCATGAGGCGTAAGTTGATGTATTATTGTTAAAAGATGTATCAGAGCCAAGGGCAAACCCCGTAGAGTTAAAGGCAGTCAGCCCGTTTGCAACAGTTGCTTCAATGGTGACTGCGTTGCTTACCAACTCTTTGGTTGCGCCCCGCGCTGTGTCAGTCAATCTATGGCCAAACGATCCGCTTCTACTTTTAATCCAAACCAACCCACCCTTTGTAGACAGGTCAATATTATTGGTGATTGTTAACGCCGCACCTGTACCCGTATAAAGGTACGTGCTGAACACTTCCTCAATGTAGTTAGCAGCAACAGCCGCCTGCGCAAACTCACCAAAGCCTTGAGCAGATGCCGCACCTCTAGTTTGTATTAATGGCATGGTTGTCCCTTAAGCAAACTTAGTCTGTGAAGTAAACACAGTAAATGCCGCACTGCCCGTCTTAACTATTGTGTACATATACACATCAACACTGCTTGCGTTACCCGCCGCATACGCTGTGCCGCCCTGATATTTAGGGGTCACAGTTGTGCCATCGACTTGAACCACACTGTTGTAGTAGGCCGTAGCTCCTTGAGTGACCAAGAAAGCCACAGTCACAGACTGACCCGTTGTCATGGCGGTGTTTAGTGATGTACCGCTAGAGGCTCTGAAGTTCACTGTCCAGTTAGCTGATGCGTTGCTGGTGAAATAACGAACAGACTGAGTAGTAACATCGTAGTTGATCGTGCCGGTAGCTGCCGTGGCTTCTACAGTTGCCACTTCCGCAGCGTTACTCAAGATTTCTGCCAGCGCTGATGATGTGCCAGCAAATGTCTGAGTGCCGGTAAAGGTGTTGGCTACATTGACAACAGCAATGTTCGCCGCCGCCAGAGTCGTTTGGCCTGTACCACCGTTGGCAATAGGAAGTGTCCCCGTCACACCTGTTGTCAGCGGCAAGCCAGTTAGATTGGTTGCTACGCCGCTTGTCGGTGTACCCAGCAAAGGTGTGACCAGTGTGGGTGAAGTTGACAGCACAGTGTTGCCAGAACCAGTGCTTGTTGTAACACCAGTGCCGCCATTAGCCACCGCCAATGTCCCAGCAAGAGTTATAGTGCCAGAACTTGTAATTGGGCCGCCGCTTGTAGTCAGTCCAGTTGTGCCGCCAGATACAGCCACACTGGTCACTGAGCCAGAGCCTGGGCCGGTAAACGCAATGTTTATAGACCCTGCGCCTGGGGTGATGGTCACGCCAGAGCCGGCAGTCAAAGATGCCTTGGTCAGCGTATTGCCGGTGCTGTTGCCAATCAGTAATTGACCATCGGTGTAGCTGGTCTGTCCAGTGCCGCCATTGGCCACAGCCAGCGTGCCCGTAACGGCAGTAGCCAAGGGAATGCCTGTAGCCGCCCCTGTACCGCCATTGGCTACTGGCAGGATGCCGGTAACGCCTGTGGTCAAGGGCAGTCCCGTGGCGTTGGTCAGCACAGCCGCTGATGGCGTACCTAAAGCTGGCGTCACCA